AAAAGGAAATTCGTGAAGCGGTTCTTGAAGCGAAGATAAGCGGGGGCGGGCATACAGGCGGCGCACCAAGTGGACACAGTTATATTTCCGACCCGACACCTGCGGCGGCATTACGGCGGGCGGTTGAACTTAACAGCGTGACATTGTACCCGTCAAAAGAAAGGATATTCCGGCCGGAAGCGTGGCTTTCTGTGGTCGATGCGGTGCGGGCATGGTGCGCGAAAGATGTTTTCAAAGATGAGATATTTAAAAGGCGGTATTCAAGCGGGGAAAATTCGCAGGACACTTGTGAAGCGGTGCATATTGAAATAAATACATACTACTACTTTCTTCGCGAGATACGGAATTATGCTTTGCAATGCGCGGCGCAAATGCAAGTGATACGGGTTTTTTGAGGTGATAGCATGAACGGCATTATTACAAACAGCGAAACAGGCGAAATTATTGGAACGATTGATATGAACGCGCCTATATCTGAATATATTACAGAATGCACCGTTGACGATCATTATAAAATGTGCTATAAGCGTTGGCGCATGGTACGCCGCGCGGAAAGGCTTCTTTTCCGTCCGCGTCGTTTCAAGGGATTTTCTGTCAAAATAAAAGGAATGAGATTTGCTTATTTTAGTAATAATAAATAAAAAACCCATGGTATAATATTAGCGTGAAGGAGTGCAAAGAACACTCTACACGCCTCCTAATGTTTTATTTTCTTCCGCATGAGGGGCGGTTTTCTCCTCCCGCCCCAAATCGCCCGCCTATCGTCCGGCGGGCTTTTCTATTGAAAGGGTGAAATCGTGGAATTAAAAGTTGAGTATGTCAATATCCGTACAATAAAGCCATACAAGCGGAACGCCAAAACGCACCCGAAAGAACAAATTGAGCAGATTAAGAAATCAATTCAAGAATTTGGGAACTGCGACCCTATCGGCGTATGGCATGGCGAGATTGTCGAAGGACACGGGCGATATTTGGCACTCAAAGAACTTGGTGAAACGACAATCCCGATTATACGCCTTGATCCGCTTACGGACGAGCAACGGCGGGCATATGGGCTTGTGCATAATCAGCTAACCATGAATAGCCCGTGGGATTTGCCCGCGTTGGATTTGGAACTTGCCGACATTGATTTTGATATGGCGCAATTTGGGTTTGGCGACTTGGATGAAGAAGCACCAAAGGAAACGCAGGAGGATAATTTCGAGGAAGAATTACCCGCCGATGCGAAAGCAAAGCGCGGCGATATATATTTGCTTGGCAATCATCGTTTAATGTGCGGCGACAGCACAAACAAAGAAGAAGTAATGCAGCTCATGGACGGCGCAAAAGGGAAAATCCTTTTCACCTCTCCACCGTATAGCGATATACGCGAATATGAGGGCGGCAAGTGCTTAGATACGAAGCACGTTGCACAGTTTATCCCTGCATGGCACGGTTTCGCCGCCTATCAGTGCGTCAATTTGGGAATACAGATAAAAGATCGTGAGATTGTCCAGTATTGGAATGATTATATAAACGCCGCGCATGAGTGCGGATATAAACTTATGGCGTGGAATGTTTGGGATAAAATGGAGTGCGGTTCTGTTGGTCAGCACAATCAACACTTCATACCGACGCGCCATGAATGGATTTTTATTTTCGGTAATGAAGCTTTTGAATTAAATAAAACTTGGGAAAAGAAACAAGAAAATATCAAGACGAAGAAGGACCACGCACGCCGGAGGCAAGCAGACGGAAGTTTTTCTATTACCTCGCATGGCGACCAAAGCGGAAAGTATAAAAAGATGGAGTCGGTTATATCAATAACGCCCGTCAAAGGAAACGAGCGTATTGGACACCCTGCACCTTTTCCTGTCGCATTACCAAGTGAATATATACAAGCTATGACAAACGACGGCGATATTGTCTGTGAGCCGTTTTGCGGCGGTGGTACAACACTGATTGCCTGTGAGCAGTTAGGGCGTAAATGTTACGCTATGGAACTTGAGCCGAAATATATAGATTTGATAATAGCCCGTTGGGAAAAATTCACGGGCAGGAAAGCGGAAAAGATAGCACCTTGACGGGTGCTTTTTTTGTGGAAGGAGGCGAGGAAATGGCAAACGAACAAAATCTGATACCTTTTGACAAGAGAACAGAGAAAGAGCAGAGAGAAATCAGAAGCAAGGGCGGCAAGGCAAGCCAAAAGAAACAAGCAGAACAAAAGCGAATCCGTGAAGCTATGCAAGAAATAATGTCAATGCAGATTGAGCATAGCGAAATAAGAAAATTCCTCGGCTCTTTAGGAATACCCGACGAAAAGAAAACGTGGGCTTATGCAGAGGCGGCCATGACCGCAAAAAATGCGCTGAAATATCCCGCGTTCGCCCGCTTGCTTTATGAAATGCTTGGTGAAAATGAAGTGCAGGGCGTTTCTAAATTGCCCGGCTCGTTAAATATTCAATTCAGCGACAAGCCGGAGGATTTCAAAAAATGATTACCTTTGCGCCCGCGTTTCAAGAGTTATTTCGCCCGCATAGATACAAAGTGTTCTTCGGAGGAAGGGGCAGCGGCAAGAGCTGGAGCGTTGCGCGGGCTTTGCTTTTGCTTGGCTATGAAAAGCCGATGCGGATATTATGCGCCCGTGAAATTCAACGAAGCATATCCGACAGCGTGCATAAATTGTTATGCGAACAAATTGAGGCAATTGGACTTTCGGGTGCGTATACGATAACACGCGATGCAATACGTTGTGTTAGCGGTACGGAATTTATTTTTAAAGGGCTACGATCAAATCCGCAGGAAATAAAATCAACCGAGGGAATAGATATTGCATGGGTTGAAGAAGCTTCCGCCGTTTCTGCTGAAAGTTGGGACGTTTTAATTCCGACGGTACGAAAACCAAATAGCGAAATATGGCTGACTTTCAATCCGTTAGATGAGGCTGACCCGACCTTTCAAAGGTTTGTTATAAACGCGCCGGATAATGCCTTAGTTCGCAAAGTGAATTTCGACGAAAATCCCGCTTTCCCCGATGTACTGAAAAAAGAAAAGGATTGGCTAAAAGAACGCGACTATGAAAGTTATTTGCATATTTGGGAAGGTGAAGTACGGCGGCACAGTAACGCCGTAATCTTTGCAGGGCGTTTCCGCGTAGAAGAATTTGAAACGCCGCCCGATGCCCGATTCTATCACGGGGCAGATTGGGGTTTTAGCGTTGACCCGACAGCGTTGGTTCGATGCTTTATCAAGGACAGGACAATCTTTATAGATCGCGAGGCGTGGGGCGTGGGTATCGACTTAGACGAAACTCCCGCCCTTTTTGATACCATCGAAACGGCGCGAAAGTGGCCTATTAAAGCCGACAATGCAAGACCCGAAACAATATCATTTATGCGCCGACGCGGCTTTAACATTTCGGCGGCTAAAAAGTGGGCGGGTAGCATTGAGGACGGTATCGAGTTTCTAAAAAGCTATGATATTGTAATACACCCGCGTTGTCGCCATACAATAGATGAATTTAACCATTACAGTTACAAGATTGATAAACAAACGGGCGACGTTTTGCCGATTGTGGTAGATAGCTTTAATCACATAATCGACGCAACCCGCTACGCCCTATCTGACCTAATGCGCGGGCGCGGACAAATGCAGATAAACCCCGCCGCCCTATTGATGAGGTGAAAACATGGCAAAGGCAAAAGACAACATGAAAATATCATATAGCGCGTTGGAGCGTGAAAAAATCGCCTTTGACGCTTCGCCTTATGATTCTTTAGGCTACGGCAAATCTGGCATGAAAGCAATCCATGACGCGGCTTTGCGTCAGTGCGGCGTTTATAACATGATAGGCAGTTTGTATGACTACCATCAGTTTTTAGGCTACGGCGTTCTTTCCGGCCTTGCTCAAAATGGAATTATCCGGGCGGGGGTTGAACTCCGCGCCGATGAAATGACAAGGCGTTGGGTAGAGTTCAATTACAACGGTGAAGCAAGCGACGAAAGCGCGGCGGCAGATATTGAAGCCGAAATGACGCGCCTGAAAGTAGATAATCTTTTCCACGATGCCGCCGAAATGTGCGGCTTTTTTGGTGGTTGCCTTGCGTATATCGACACGGGCGATATTAGCGGCGAAGATATGAAACTACCGTTAGGCATGGATGCGGACACATTCAAAGTTGGTGCGTTGAAAGGCTTCAAACTGATTGAACCCGTTTACATTGCGCCGGGCAGATATTCCTGCTTCAATCCGTTAGATCGTGATTACTTCGTTCCGCAAAGTTGGCTTATCAACGGTAAAGAAGTTCACGCTTCACGCTTCCTTTATTTCTCGGAGGATAAGCCGCCAACGCTTTTACTTCCGGCATATAACTTTTTCGGGATTCCGCTTGCACAAGTTGTTTTGCAAAATGTTCGCCACTTCGAGGAGTGCAACGCGGCGGCGGCGCGGTTGCTTCAAAAATTCTCTTGCACCGTTTTTGCAACGGATATGCAGGAACTTCTTACCGGGCATGACGGCGGCAATATTCGTCGGCGCGTTCAGTATTTCAGCCAAAACCGCGACAATGACGGCGTTATGACAATCGACAAAGAAGCCGAGTCTATCTCAGACGTTTCAACGCCAATCAGCGGCGTAACGGATATAGTCAAACAGCAAATGGAGATTGTATCGGCAATGTTTGGTGAGCCTACCGTTAAACTTTGGGGCATGACCCCGGGCGGCTTTAACAGCACGGGCGAAGCGGACATGAAAAACCACTATGATCATATCCACGCATTACAAGAAAGAATTTTCCGCGACCCGCTTGAATACGTTATCAAGCTTTTACAGTTGAACACACGCGGCGCGGTTGACGATGCGCTTTCTTTCGAGTTTGTTCCGCTTTCCGATGAAGATAGCGACTTGAAAGCACGGTGCAACAAGACAACGGCGGACACCTACGCAACGCTTATTGATCGCGGCGTTATTTCGAGCGCGGAGGCGCGGCTTGCACTTGCTAACAATCCCGAAAGCGGATTCGCGAATATAGATGCCGACGATGAAGTTGAAATGCCCGAAATGGCGTTACCTTTAGAGGGTGTAGAAAATGAGGCGAACGCTTAAACCGATATACCCGCCCGCTGCGATTGAGCGCGAATATCATAAACGCTTAAAAAAAGCGGTGCGGGAAATGGAAGCGTCGTGCGTTTATTGGTTACGGGCAAAATACAAAGCCAACGAAAGCAAGATTCTCGACAGCGCAACCGATGACCTTCTAAAAATCTTCCGGCAGTTGTTAAGGCAATGGAAGCGAAATTTCAATGAACTTTCCGAAACCTTGCCGCGTTGGTTTGTAAATAAAATTCGCGGCTATACTTCGCGCAACCTCATAGAACAGACAAAGCCGCTTAGAGATGCGGGATTAGGCTTCAATCTAAAATTTTCGTACATAAGCCAAGCCGAAAGGCAAGTTATGTCCGCGATTGTTGCCGAAAATGTGAACCTTATAAAAAGCATTGCAAGCGAAAGTTTGACGCAAGTTGAAGGAATTGTTCTTCGCGGCATTACTTCGGGAAATGACCTTTCTACGGTGACGGAACAGCTTCATCATCAGTTCGGCGTTACAGAACGCAGGGCGGCTATGATTGCCCGCGATCAGACCGCAAAAGCGACAAACAACCTTTCCCGTCAACGCCTCTTAGATTACGGCGTGAAAAAGGGAATTTGGCTTCATACGGCGGCGGGGAAAACGTACCGCGAAACACATATTAACGATATGGACGGGCAGGAATACGACATAAAAGAAGGGTGCTTTGACCCCGACGAAAAAGTTAGCCGATTCATTCAGCCCGCCGAGTTGGTAAATTGCCGTTGTGTTTGCCGCCCGTTGATTCCCGAACTAAGCGAGGAAGAAACGGAAGCGGGCATTGAAGAAATTTTTAACGAGTTAGGCGAACCGTTACCCGAAACGCCGAAAGAAGAAAATTTATTAAATGAAGAAGGACTTTCCCCGGCGGGCGTAGAAATAATAAATAGGCT